GAGCAACAAAAACAACGTGGTGAGTTTGAAAAGATTTTGAAAGAACAGGCTGATAAGTTCAGCAATCGTATTTCAGAACTTGAAGGCACACTAACAAAAGAAAAAGTAGATGGAGCATTGCTAAAAGCCGCATCTAAAAATAAAAGCCTTGCCCCAAACCAGATCGCAGACCGATTGAAGAATCGTGTTCGTGTAACCGAACTAGGGCAGTCAGAAGTCATCTCAGATGATGGCACACCACTGTATAAAGACGATGGTTCTCAAATGGGCGTTGATGACTTAGTAAAAGATTTTCTAGCTACTAACCCGCACTTTGCGGCTCCTAGTGCATCAGGCACAGGTAGCACAGGTAAAGTAGGAGGCGGTTCTAAATCAACTGATTTAGACATTACAACATTGGATATGAGTAATCCAAAAGACCGTGCAAAATATGCAGAATATAAAGCAAAGCAACGGTAAGTATAACGCCAGTATAGGAGAATTAACATGGCTACAACAACACTAAATTTAAATAATCCAGATGATGACGGAAGCAAAAATCTTTTTAATGAAATCATCATCGAAGCACAATACACAGCGCAAGAAAATTCAATCATGCGCCCACTAGTGAACATGGTTCCAGTTGCAAACGCAGTTGGTAACGTTGTTCAGATTCCAAAGTTCGGTCTATTGGATGTAGAGGGTGTTTCATCTGCACTAGTAGAAGGCGAAGATCTAGCAGGTTCAGACTTGCAAACTACTGTTCACGCAACAATCACAATGGCAGAACGTGCGGCAATGACTCTACTAACAGATGATGCAGTAGAAACAATGCCAAACTACAACTTAGCAGGCGAAATTGGTCGTATTCTAGGTCAGCAAATGGCAGTTCGTTTTGACACAGATGCAATGGGCAAATTCGCAGATTTCACAGGTTCATCAAATGCCGCATTCGGTGCGACAGGTGCAGGTAACGATGTAGAGCTAACAGCAGACCTACTATTCAAAGCATCAGCAGAACTACGCTCAAATCTAGCAGGCGGTAATATGGTTGCTGTATTCCACCCACGAGCAGTTTACAACTTGAAGAAACAACTTGCTAACGCAGGTGCAACAGAACTAGGTGCATTGTCAAATGTTGGTAACTCAGCATTGTCAACAGGTCTAGTTGGTTCAGTAGCGGGTATCACAATCTTTGAATCAACACTAGCAACAGTTGGTGGTGTATTTGCACTTGACGCAATGGGCGGCGCAATGAAACGTGATGTTCGTCTAGAAACAGAACGTGATGCATCGAAACGTGCGACAGAAATCGTAGGTTCAGCAGTTTGGGGCTTCTCAGCAGTAAAACCAGAAAACGGCGTTAAAATTTACACAAATAACGCAATCTAATTTCTGAAATATTAGAGAGGGGAATTATTCCCTCTCTTTTCTGCTATTTGGAGAACGCACATGGTAATGTCAACAGACGACAATTTAATTGAGTATCAACCAGATATTCTAGAATATGGTATCGATGATTTTGATTCATATCACACAAAAGCACGTGAAGATATCTTACGCAGATTAAGATCAGAATGGTGGGTTCGTGGCAAGAACTTTAAAGTAGAATTGGGTTCAGTTAGAACAAATTATGCTTTAGAAATGAACGACACTAAACTTGACGAAACACAATTTACACGTTGTGCTGTTTATCTTATCTTAGCAGAGTATGCACTACCACAACTAACGAAGTGGAATGCAGATGGTGATGAAGACAAGTTTCAAGTTATGATGATGCACTATCGTAAGAAATACAATGAAGAATTCAACAACATCCTACAAGATGGTGTTCGTTATGATTATGATGATGATGGCACAGTTGAAGATATTGAAAAGCAACCATTCCACACACGTAGGTTAGTTCGTTAATGGGCATTTCTATAAACGATAAAAATTTTAGACGTTTCATTGCATCTTTTAAAAGTAAAATGAATCGTTCAATCCCAAAAGCTCTAAATAGTAGTGGAAACAAAGTTAGAGAACTTATTCTCGACAGAACAAGTCGAGGTGTCGGTTTGAGTGGAAGTTTCAAACGATATTCACGTGATTACGAAGGGTATCGTAGAGACAAAGGGAGAGGACTGACACCTGACTTGAATTTTAGTGGTCGTATGCTTTCTAACATGGACGTTGAAAAGGTTAGCACAACTAAAGTGTTAGTCTCCTTCAAACGAAATGAAGAACAGAAGAAAGCAAAACTAAATCAAAAAACAAGACCATTTTTTGGTGTAAGACCACAAGAGAAAAAGTTTGTAGCAGAAGCATTTGCTAGACAGCTAAGGAGAGACTTATGAGTAAAACAAGTTACAGAGAGAACATAGCAAAAGACCTAGTGTCTACACTACGTTCAATCAAAAGTGTTAAGTTCGTAAGTCGTGAAATCTTTGAGATTGATGAACTGAGTGATGCTCAGTTTCCAGCAATCTTAATTCAAACAGGAAGTGAGTTAAAAACAGATGAAACAATCTCACTTGATCAAAACAGATTAGGCACAATTGAGTATGTGCTTACTGGTTTCGTTAAAGGTAAGTATCTTGATACAGCAAGAAACAAACTAACAGATGAAATCGAAACAGCATTGTATGTTGATTTAACCAGAGGTGGTTATTCGATAGATACAAATGTAACGGAAATCAACACCGATGAAGGCGTGTTGTTTTCCTTTGGGCGCGATACAAATGATTGTGCGTGTGGAATATTATCACCAATCAGGTGACTTAGACAAATAATGGAGACAAACAAATGGCAGTTTTAAAAGGTCAAAACGGTGTTGTAAAAGTTGGTGGCACAGCAGTGGCAAACGTAACATCGTTCTCAATTTCAGAAGAAGCAGATATGCTAGAAACAACATCACTAGCAACAACAGTAAATGGTGCTAATGGTCGCACATACATTCCTGGATTACGTCAAATCTCAGGAACAATTGATTGTAACCTAGACCCATCAAACGCACAACATATGTCGTTTGAAGTTGGCTCTACAGTAGGAATCGTGCTAGAACTAAACAGTGGTGGGGCGGTTGCTGGTTCAATCTCCGGTCAGGTGATTATCACAAACTCATCAATGGAAATCACACCAGATGCTATCGTGACAGCATCATTCGACTTCCAAACAAATGACTCGACAGGGTATACAAAGACAAACCTACTCGGCGATCTTGACGAAACAAACTAAGAGGTAAATCATGAGTGTAATGTTAAATGCACAAAAGCATTTTAAAAGTAAAATATCAGGCGGGTTAGAAAAGACAGAAGTTCCAGAATGGAACACAACTGTTTATTTCCGACCAACAGCAACACTCAAGGAAACTGAGGCAGTAGTAAAATTACATCAATCTGGACAGATTATGGAATCACTTGCTACTGTTTTAGTTCTAAGAGCGTTAGACGAAGAAGGCAATCGTTTATTCAAACAAGTAGATATGTTTGAGTTAATGAATTCGGTTGATCCAGAAGTCGTCATTCGTGTTGC